GGCTTAAATATCTATGGTAACCTAATGTTAAACCAAACAACATTATACAGGAATACATTGTTGCACCAATAGCCCATTGTGTTGCTGTTGCGTACATAAACATAGGCACAATGGCAAGCATACTGGCTACTTGTCCAGCGAAAAGACTATATTGCATTCCTAATTTACCTAATTGCATAATGCTATTTATCGTTATTTTTTACGTTTCTTAGGATTTCGAGGTTTATTGTTTTGGAATATCTGATCTTCGTTAATTACTTTGAAACGAATGCCTTTACGTTTACACCATTCTTGTGCGGCTGTCCACTTAGCGGCATTGATAGCAACTTGCATTTGCTGTCCTCTGCCTCTAGCATTTTCCATTGTGGTTTGATTTGCTGGCTTAATTTCAATTAGCTCAACATGCTCTGCTCCGCCTTTGTCTATGTATTGTATCATAAAGTCAGGCACATAGTTAGTGTACTTTCCTGTTAAAGGATTTTGATAAGGTATCTTAACATTCTCACTAGCCCATTTTTTTATGTTAGGATGTGAGTCACACATACGCATAAAGGCTAGTTCCCAACTGCTTCGATAATATGGTTTTTTACTGCCGGCGTACTTAGGCGTGTTTACTACTTCGTAAACACCCTGAGCGAATTTACTCATGGCTGGATTAGGCCTGCGACCTTAGTTTTGCTGTTTGCTGTTGGTACAGCAATTCCTACTCTACTTCCTGCTGGTCGTAAACTATTCATTGCGTTGTAGGCATCAACTGTTAAATTGAGAGAGTTCTCATTGACATCAAAGTATTCAAGTGGGTCTACATTACTTGCATCGGATACTGCCATTAGTACACTTGTCATTGCTTTTGCAGCTGGTTTTTTAAATCCTGCTTTTTGCAACTTACTTTCTACCATGCTGAGTACTGCAGGGTTATATGTTTTATTATTCTTTGTTAATGTTGCAAGTAGTTCTGAACTTGCTTCTGGTAATGGAAATTTTATAGTAGCAGATTCTAGAAATGCAACCAGTGTTCCGTTTACTATTTCGTAAGAAGTAGTGTTACCAAATGTATCGTAAAGAGAAGAGCTCATTATTTAGCCTGCGGTGCTCGTTGTCTAGGTTTGTCAGAACCACCTAAGAATTCAACCTTTTTCTCACCTTGAACATCGCCTGGTCCACCGTTGCCTTGTGGCCCATATTCGTTCCACAAGTTATCAATTGTCCATTTATCACCAGACTGATCTGCTCCTCTCATACCTGATTCGAATCTTGCTAAGTCTGTATCATCTAATTCAAAGTTAAACTTACTATTAACTGTCATACTTTCTATTTCAAATTCCATATCAAATGTTCTAATGCCCGAGTCTGTGTAGTCTAATGACTCTGGTGTGAATGAAGTGAGTTGTGGTCTAAATAAAATATACTCAACTCCTCTACCACCGTGGTAATTAATTATGCGTATGCTATCAATAAAATGAGCAGTTTTGTGTATGTCTAATCCTGCATCATTACTATTATAGCCTCCAGACATAAATGCACTTTGAGCTGTTGTTGATGCTTGGTTAGAGTCCCATTGAATTGCTTTCATATCTCGTTTTTTTCCTACGCCTGCAGGGTTTGTTCTATTACGAGGGTCATTGTAATGGAATGCAAAATACTTCATGAACACTGTTAACCATTCGTTAGCAACTGTGTCAACCACAGTAAGACTGCAAGGGCCGTAATCGACCCCAGTCTGTACTATTCTACGATGATTGTACTGTCTCTTAACTGCTGTTTGAAAAGTGATTTCAGGAATTTTAGCAGTTTGTATCAACGAACTAAGCTGCGTTCGTAATATTGCATTATCTTCATGTTGTAATATAACAGCCAATTCAGGATTAAAATTAAACTCTACAAAGCCTTGAAACTTTTGTCTAGGTGGCGTAACGCCAGGCTTAAACCTGTCTGCGTTACGCCAATTTCTAAAATATGTATTGTTAAAGTTAAACATATTTTAACCTAAGTAACCTCTATTAACCGTTTGTGCCGCCTGCTGTTAGTGCTGCTAAGGCCGGGAATGGGTTAGTTGATGCGTCACCACGTCCACCAATAGCGTTACCGCCAGCAGTGTGTAATGCATTATCAAAACGTAAAGTTAAAGTAATGATTTGTGATTCTGCTGCTGAGTAATCATGATCGCCGTATGTTACGTTCTGAATGAAACAACCTTCTAGTTCCCACTTTTCTGTAGCAGTGTTAACATCTGTTCCGTCTAATACTTCAATTTCACATGGGAATTTAAAGTCGTTAGCTACTGCTGCTGTAGTTTGCTGGAAGTGGTTAACTTGGTTCTGTACCTGAGCACCTACCATTTTAGATACTGAGTTAGTAATGTCATCACGGATAACAATATCAACTGTTTGCCATGTATGCTTACCTTGTACATAAATTTTACTGTTAAAACTATGTACTTCAATCTCGTCAACACTAACAGATGGTCTTGTAACACTCTGAACGTTTTGTGTTAATGATTTAGTTTCCGTAATTCCACCGAACGGTGCAACAAAGTTTACACGGAACCTATACTTTAATTTAGGCATTAATATGCCACCGGCTGACCCTTCACCTGTTGTAAGCGGTACTCCGAATTTATCTTTTGTTACTGCCATTTTATATTCTCCTAAAATCTATAAATGTTTTATATGCTAATATTTATCAAAAAGAAGTCAAAATCGTAAACTCGAGTTTTAATTTAGTCAAAAAAAAGCACTCCGAAGAGTGCTTTTTAATTAGTTTAAGTATAAACTTAACCAGTTGAACCCAAAGTATTTTGAATTCTAATCGGAATGTATATAAACTCAACTGCTTTAACAGGCTGTATAGCCACGTCAATGTGCAATTCGTTTCTATCAATTCTTGCTGGTGTGTTGTTAGACGTATCACATACAGTAACATAGTCAAATAAACCACGTTGTGTGACCAACGAGCTTAAGAATCTATCAACTACTGAAGCTGCATTTGTTCTAGTAACACTGTCGTTTGGCTCAAACAAGAATGGTTTAACTGCATCATCAAGTTGTTCTCTGATGTAAATTACCAATCTTGAAACATTAATTCTATCCAACGCACTTGCTGATGGGTTTAATGTTTTCTGACCAAATACACTAATGCCTCTTCCTGGGAATGACGCAATTGGGTTTACTTTGTTTAAGTATAAACCGTCACGTTGTCCTTCGTTCAATGAAACTGGGACGTATTCGCCTTCTTTAGCATCTAAGTATCCTACTGAAGCAGCATTATTAACTACACCACGTTGGAAACCAGCCGGTGCAAACCAAGGGAAAGCAACCTGGTCATTATACGCAAATGTACGCAATGCCATGTATGATGCTGGTACTAAAATATTAGAACCATCTGTGTTAGTTGTTAATGCATGCGGGTAGTATGTACCTGCTTGTGAACTTGCACTTACAAGACCGTTCTCGCCATTCTCTACTGCTGTGTTAGCATTGGTTGCCCAAGCTGCTGTGCTAGTATTGTCTGCCGCTAGTCTTAAAGGAGTATCAATGATTGAGAAGACTGTGTCTTTTCTGTCAACACTCAATGTAAGCATTTCGTCTGCTAATTCAGGATATCCAGGAACTGCCATAATGTTGAAACGGTTTGTTTCGTTACGGACGTCTTGGTTACTTGTAATTGCCGATTGTAGCTGTTTAGTAACTGCTTTACGTTGTGCCTTTCTTAACAATATGCCTGAACCGTCAGCTGCGTTGCCTGAGAATGAAACCCAAACATCAGCAGTACTTGCAGAACTTAATGCATAGTTAACACGCCATTCTTTAACATTACCACCTGAGGCTCTGTAGTTCCAGCCTAACATACCTTGTGGGTATAAAGCTGCACTTGGAGCGTCTGCGTCTAATGAGCCACTTGCTGATTGTCTAAAGTCATCAAACAAGATACCATCTGGTGTGCTTTGATCAGTAAGATCAACTAGTACCCATTTTGTATCATACTTATAAACTTTTAAGTTTTCAGTGTCTGAGCTGTCTAACCATACATCGCCAGTTGCTAAAGAAGTAGTACCGTCACTTTGTAGTGTTGGCTCTGTTGCTTTAGTTTGGAAATCAGTTGTTAAACTTACCCATGTAGTACCGTTATGTTCTAGTAAGTCAACGTTATTAGTACTAATATCAGCGTCATACCATAATGTAGCATTTGCTGTTGCGCCAACTGGCTGTGTCAAACTTGGAGTATACACTGTAGTTGATGCTTTAAAGTTACTGTAACGTATTGCTTCTAAGTTGATATCTGCTAATGCAAATCCATTAGAAGTAGTACCAGCTCTTAGCTGAATGTCGTAACCTTTATTGTTTACAAAGCGAACCTTGCCATCTGCATTTGATACAGTAACTTGGTCTGAGAACTGAGTAGTTGGATTAGCTGCTGAAAGAGCTGTTTGTATATCTGTTACAACGTCATCTACTGATATGTTACCAGAAGTAGTACTTGTTAAGAATACATCAATTGCAACACCTGAATTATTAATATCAATTGTAAATGCTTCTGCTCCTGCATCTGCTTTAGTGTCTACAATTTCTGTATCAGTAATTGCTGAAGTACTTTCAAACATCAATGTTGAGCTACCGTTCCATGCGTTAAGTCTTGAACTTGCATATCGTTGGAATGAATCATTGATTTGATCTAACCACAATGCGCCTTTTACCAAACTACCGGCTGCTTCGTGATAAGCATAAGCTTCTGCTGTTGTTGATACAAAAGCAAGATCCTGTGATACAAATTGCCCAGTTGAAGAATTATATTTCTTAACTTGTACATTTGCGCCACTGTTAGGTGCTGTTGACTGTAAGAATACATCACCAGCTGCTAATGCGCCACCGCCTGCTTGCGTAGTCGGTATTGAAGTATGAGTTGCCCACTGATAGTCTGCACTTGATTTAGCACTTGACCACGCTGATGAACCAACTAGATACCAGTTGCCTGCTAACTTTTCATGTACTGATAAGAAGTCAGATTTGGTGCCGGTTGTACCAACACTTACTAATGCAAAAGCGCCGTTAGTTAAAAATGCTGTTTTTGGTACTGCGTTAGCATATACGTCATTTTTACCTGCGATTGAAACAGTTTGTGTGACCCACTTGCTTCCGTCATATTCTTTAATTCCCCAAGAACTTGAAGCAGTATCGACCCATAAAGAATCTGCTGCTGGCTTGGATGATGGTGCGGTTGCACTTGCTTCTAATTGACCTAAGTCTACATCTGCTCTTAGTACATAAGCTCTGTTAGCTAATCCTAAGAAACTATATGCAGCTGCTAGGCCGTATTCGTTTGTTTCGTCTCCGTGAACTGGTGTTCCGCCACTTGTTTTAAATGATGGGTTACCGAAATTCTGTAGTAATTCACGCTGACTTGTTATGTTATATAACTTGTTTGCTGTTGCCTTTGTAGTATAAGCCGCAGTTGAAGTTCCATCTGGTCCTGTCTTATCTTGTGCTGTTGCAATTACGATAAGAGGAACAGTACCAGCACCTGCAGGTGCGTAGAAACTTTCATCTGATACACTTAGACTAACGCCTGGCGATACTAATGTTGCCATTTTGTTTTCTCCTAATATATTAAGATACGATTGATCGTATGCACTTATTTATCAGAATTTAGGTATTAGTGGGCTTTATAGAAATTGAAAGGTATTAGGGGATATTATACTAGTTTAAGTGTTTGTTTGAATTCGCCTGTGTTCCAGTCTCGAATGTCTTGTACTTGCTGTTCTAGGTCTTGTATTGTGCCGTTGTTTGTAATAATGTAATCTACTGAATGCCCTGCCCAGTTCCATTCGCTTTCGTGTACGTCTGCGTATTTGGTTTTCATTATCTTATGACTAATTGCGTTAGTGTGTGCTGTCTTTGCTGTTTCAAACCACTCAGGTAGTTCACCACGTTGTACCCAAATAACAACTCCACCCATTTCTTTAATAAGGTTTAGTTCGTTTTTAAACCTTGCATCACTAACAACTGTACACGGTGCTTCTGCGTTTTGTTTTCTAATGCGATATTCTAAACTGTGTAACCAAATATTAGGATCAAAGTGTGTGCGGAGTACATCTGTGCCTATTAATTGTAGTGCTAGTCTAGGAGTAAAGTTTGCAATGCCTAATTTGCGACCCCAATATAAGTCTGGTGTTTCGCGAAAGTCTCTACTTTCGATAGTATCACCTTCCATTAATTCTCTTGGCCAACCAAATATAGACGCTGATAAGTCTTTTAATGGGGCAGCAAAACTGTCTTCAACACAACCACGTTCTACAAACATGTTTGCTACTGTGCCTTTGCCTGAACCTATCAGTCCAACTAATCCAATTATCATATTTTAACCTATTACAAATCCTAGTGGGTCACTTCCTTCTTCCATCATATGAACCGCTTCGTTTAATTTTTCAAGTTCTGCTTGAGCTTCTGCTTTAAGTGCATCACCGTTAAGTGTTATTGCACCGCCTGCACCTGGTAAGCCCGAAGTGTACTTGCTTCTTGCTTCACCTAGCATAAATTTAGACTGTGCTAATGTGTATGCACTTAACCAATCACTTGCATAAACGTCTTTTAGCAATATCATTTCCGGTACAAAGTTATATACACCTACTGCTACTTCTTCATTGTGCCTAACGTTTCTTAAAATCTGTAATACTTTACTATTACGATTCCAAATAAAGTTATATTCACTACCAAAGATACGTCCAACTGTTTCTTTATACTGTGAAAAAGCATCGTAAACTGCTAGTCCGCCTATTTGTCCTGCCTGCATCATATACATGTTGTTAAATGCAACATCAAACGGATCAAAGTTTACACCACCACTGTTAGTTCCTATGCCTCTTCGATAAAGTCTTCTAACTTCCATTACTTCATCTGGTAAAACGTATTCTGTTACATTTTCCTGTGTAGTAATGAAGATCATACTTTCTTCTACAGCACCTGAGCTAAGTTGTCTATACTTAGCCATCGCTTTGTTGATAGCAATATCGTAATGCTCTCTATCGAGCTCTACATCAACAATACCATCTGCTAAACGCAGCTTAATTTCATTAATGAGCTCTTCTCTGTTGCTGTAACCTATTTTATTAATCGCCATAATACTATTTATCTACTAAAAGGCTTTTAGTAGGATAGTCGTGTCATTAAAACGTCCATTCATCTTTGTATCCGTTGTCGTAAGGTCCTTAAACGCCTTACTAAACTTAGTCTTAGCATTACCTGTCCAGTTTTTAATTTGTTCTGCTGGTTTACGCAATGTTCGTTGTACACTCTTAGTAGGATGGAAGTCTTGTAAGGTAGTACCTTTAACTGTTATACCACTTTTTAAATCATCTACTACATACACTCCAACCTTACGAGTCTTTGTGTTGTACACCCAAATTTCAGTTGCATCAATTATTTCTGTAGGATTAATACTTGCTATTCCTAGTGTGCTGTCATTGATTTGAAACTTTAGTTTGCTTACTAGTTTTTCTTTGCTTACTGATTTAGGCTTTCTAACTTTTCTAGTAGCCTTGCCTGTTAGGATTATTGTGTCGCATGCGGCATTTATCTTCTCATAAATTTCTACAAATGCTTTACGAGCTTTAACATCCATAAAACTATATGCTTCTTTTATGTCTTCATCTTTCCATTCCAGTACTTCTAATGCTTCAGCATACGAAGCTGCAAAACCATCTTTGATAATTTTTGCATGGTTAGGTTTAATAACGCCACCTGCATAAGCTCTCATTTCATTGAACGGGTCAAACTTCTTAAGATTAAAATTACCTACTTGTAATTCGTCTATGTATCCTTCCCAGTTGCCTAACAAGCCTTCTACTTGTTCGTGCATTCGTTGTTGAATACTAACTTTAGGTTTATCCACAGCCTTTGCTTCTTTCTCTTCAATAATTTCTTCTGCTTTGTCGATCAACTGTGGAATCTTACCTAGCAAATGTTCTTTAACGTTAGGGTGCATAAAGCCATTTGTCTTGTGCCATATGTATGTATACTTTGCAAACGAGCTGAACCAAACATCAGGAACTTTCTTTAGCATCTTAACGAGCTCAGGATCTAGCCCACTATCTTTTTCAAGCCATGGAACAATAGTATTAGCACACTTCTTGTCTGCTACTTCGTAATGTACAAAGTATTCAAAGTTACGAAGTAACCTCTGCGTATCCTCTTCTGTTTTTTGTGTGTGTATTGTCTGCCACTTAGGTTCGGGCATTAAATATACTTCTTTAGTTTTTCTTCTCGCCATTAGTCACTCTCAATTTCGTACGGATTATTATATACTTCTTTAACCAATGCTGGCCATTGATTAAAACCTTCTATGCTATTTTTATCTTTTAACGCATTTTTATCCTTAAGAAATTGAACAATACTTATGATACCGCCGAATTTGCCGGAGGTTTCCCCAGCTCTAAATGAGAAGTAACTGTTAAGTACTACAAATACTCCAAAAATTATATATTCGCCTATTCCCATACCATATTCTCCACTTGTAAAAACGCTATTTTAACATTATATATCATCGTTGTCAAGAGTTACTTATGAAATGACTCAAAAAAGCAGGTGTTTATAGATATTAAGTAATAATATGGTAGCGTTTTAGATCTTGATAAATAGTGTTATGCCAAAGTTATCGTTATGGAACCCGACAAAAACAAACGACTTCAATTTTATAGATAGAGTCGTTGGTGAGCACCTGCATGCAGGCGGAACCGGTGTGCATTTGCACAAATACTTAGGAACGCAGGCACAGGCTGATACAAAAGATCCTACAAGACCTGCATCCAATGGTGATAACACTGAAGTGTTTATACAAGATTTGCTGTTTTTAGAAAACAGGGATCGACGATACGACAAGAACATTTATGAATTGCGTGGACAATACAACATTGGAGACAATGACGGATTTGATCTAACACAGTTTGGTATGTTCTTAGCAAACGATACATTGTTTATGAACTTCCATATCGAAAGTATGGTAGAAGCAGTAGGCAGAAAGTTAATGGCAGGTGATGTTTTAGAGTTGCCGCATTTACGAGACGACTTATTACTAGGCAGTGACGAAGCAATAAACAGATTTTATGTTGTAACTGATGCTAGTAGACCAGCAGAAGGATTTGACCCACGTTGGTGGCCACATTTGTGGAGAGTTAAATTAGGTCCAATTACAGATTCACAAGAGTACAGAGATATTCTTGGAACTGGTGAGGAAGAAGGTGATCTTCGTAACCTCATTAGTACATACGCAGATGAAATTGCAATTAGTGAAGCAATAGTAGCGGCTGCAGAAAAAGATGTTGCAAATGATCCAAGTTTTAGAAACAATGCACATCTTTATGTTGATGACGAAGTAAAAGGCAAACCAAGATTAGACTTTGCAGGAACAGATGGAACACCGCCTAACGGTGCAAGTATTGTTGGCAGTGGAACTTTGTTCCCAACTACTAGTACTAACGATGGTGATTATTTCTTGCGTACAGATTTTGTGCCTAATAGATTGTTCCAAAAAGAAGGAACACGTTGGAAACATATAAGATCAGACAACAGGAACGCATGGACTGCCGCAAATAATATATTGACAGGGTTTATTAACAACGATAACCTTGCAATAAACACAGATGGCAAAATTACAGGCGAAAAAGTCAATCTCAGCCAGGTAGTTAAGCCTCAAACGGATAACTAATGTTTAATATTTTTAACAAAGGAACGACAATGAACAGAGAATCAGTATTCGAACAACTAAAAATAGATGAAGGAGTTGTTTATGAAATTTATAAAGACCATTTGGGCTACCCAACTTTTGGAGTTGGACACTTGGTCCTTGAATCAGATCCAGAGTATGGACAAGATGTGGGAACACCAGTATCAGAAGAACGAACAAAAGAATGTTTTGAAAAAGACCTTGACACCAGCATCTCAGAATGCGTTGCATTATATGGAGATGATTTCACAGATTGGCCAGGAGTAGTACAAGAAGTCCTAGTAAACATGATGTTCAATATGGGCCGTACACGTTTAGGCAAGTTCAATAACTTCCGTAAGGCGTTAGAAGCTCAGGATTGGAAACAAGCAGGAATTGAAGGCAGAGATAGCCGTTGGCACAAACAAGTTACTAATCGTGCAGAAAGATTAATGGTAAGACTAGAACAAGTCTAAGGTGTTATGACAGAAATGAGAGAACTAAACGAACAACGAGCATGTGAATTATTAAACGATATCATAGAGCTAGAGATGGCCGGTGTTGTTAGATATGCACATAGCTCATTAATGGTTGCTGGGCCTTACAGATTGCCTATTGTAACGTTTTTACAAGAACAAGCAACTGAAAGTTTACAACATGCACTACAAGCAGGCGAATATATTACAGGTTTCGAAGGACACCCAAGTCAAAAGATTGCTGTAATTGAAGAAAACCATAACCATAGTGTGTTACAAATTTTAAAAGAAAGCCTACAACATGAAATGAATGCTGTAGCCAAGTACAAAGAATTATTAGACGAAGTTGCTGATGCAAGTATTATGTTAGAAGAATATGCTAGAGGACAAATTGGCATGGAAGAACAACATGCATTAGAGATTAAGAAGATGCTCAAGGACTTTGGGTAACAAAGGTAATATATAATGGCAAAGAAAAATTTAGATTACTGGTACGATGGTCAAGTTAAAAGATACTTGCAACAACTTATCAGAATATTTTCTAACTTTCAAGTAGCAGAAAATACATCTAATGGTGTAAACTATAACACTGTGCCTTGTCGTTATGCAGACCAAAGTAGAATGGTTGCACAAATACTGCGTAACAATTCTGAGAATGTTATTAGCAGTGCTCCTTTTATTGCATGTAGTATACAAAGTTTGCAAGTTGCTAGAGATAGAATACACGAGCCAAATTTTGTTAGTACACAACAAGTAGCAGAAAGATCATTTAACACTGAGACCGGCCAGTATGAATCAGGCCATGGAAACTTGTACACTGTACAACGTTACATGCCAGTGCCGTACAACTTAACACTTCAAGCTGATATATGGACAACAAACACTGATACTAAGTTACAAATATTAGAGCAGTTAATGATATTGTTTAATCCTAATATACAATTACAGTCAAATGATAATCCGTTAGACTGGAGTAATGTATTTGAAGTTGAATTAACTGACGTACAATGGAGTAGCAGAAGTATACCACAAGGTGTTGATGAATCCATAGATGTAGCAACAATGAGTTTCGCTGTACCTATTTGGATTAGTCCTCCTGCTAAAGTCAAAAGGCAAGAAATTATACAAAGAATTGTTACTGACATTCACGAAACAAACAGTATTGCTGACTTAGGGTTGAACTCAGATTTAGCAGACTTCTTTTCAAATGTTCCTGAAGTTGCTGAAATTGTTACTACACCAGGAGATTATAAATTACAAATCGACGGTGCTAATGCTGTGTTATTAGATACACAATACAACGGCATTAAGTGGGAAGACTTAATTGAAATGCAAGGAGCATTAAGCAGTACAAGTAAACTTAAATTAAATCTCACTAACGACAGCGATAATGATTTAGATGCAGTAATAGGAAGTGTTTCAGTAAATACGCTAGATGATACTAAACTAGTATTTAATATTGACCCTGAAACATTACCAGCAAACACATTAGTAGCAGTAGATAAAATTATAGACCCTAGGGGTTCGTATCCTGGAGATGGTAGTATGATTGCCGCAGCAGAAGGGCAACGATATTTAATCACAGAAGAACTTACTAAAGAAGGATATCCTAATTGGGATATAGACGCAAAAGAAAATGATATTATAGAATACGACGGCACTAAGTGGGTCGTAGTATTTGATGCAAGTGCAATAGAACAATTGCATTATATTAAAAACACATACACAACAAAGCAATACAAATGGTACAACGACTCGTGGGTTAGCAGCTACGAAGGTGTTTACAACACAGGGTTTTGGCGTTTGTTGCTTTAAGAGGAAAGCAAATGACTACAGCAGCAGGAGTTTTATTTCTTGCTAAAGACACAGGCAGATGTCTTTTTCAATTAAGAAAAGCAGAAAAACGATTTAAAAACACATGGGGTTTTTGGGGCGGTACCATGCACAAAGCCGAAACACCATATGCCTGTATCCAACGAGAGTTAAAAGAAGAAATTGGGTTCGTTCCAGAACTTCAAAAATTAAATCCTATTGATGTATTCCAAAGTAAAGATAAAAAGTTTTTTTACTACAGTTTCATATATGTAGTAGACAAAGAATTTTCACCTATATTAAATAACGAGAGTGCAGGTTACTGCTGGGTTGATATTGATTGGTGGCCTTCTCCGTTGCATACTGGAGCAAAAGTTACGCTCATAGGCAACAAAGGTGCAGAGAAAATACATACTATACTAGAAGTAAACTCCGGATAAATATACACTATGAAAGGCGAAGTAATAGACTTCGAAGTTCTACGAATACAAAGCGAACTAGAAAATTATAGTCGTACAGAGACATTACCGCACTTGTTGTTGAACGGGGCATACAATTTAGATGATATATTTGATGCCTACTACGATAAACTAACACCCAAACACAAACTAATTGCAGATCATTTAAAGAGTAACTATGCTACTACTTTAACTAACTGTATAACAAGTTTGCGTATTGCGTTGAAAAAAGAGTATGCGGCTGTGATGAATGATTTGTCCTCAGAGCACGAAGCGTTTATATTTGAACATGTTATGAACAAGTATAGACCGGGAATAAATCCACTAAGAGCATTGTATTACGAGATACGAGAAGTAAAAAGAAACTTTAGTAGTGAAAACGACTACCATATCTGGTTGGTTGAATTAATTACAGACAAAGGCTTTAGAAATATTCTCGAAGATGCCCTAACAAAAGACATAAAGAGATTAGAAAAAATTATTGCTAGATACTATTTGCCAATAATTAAAAACTCTACCGATATACCGCTTGAGCTATTTCATGCTAAACAAACTATTAGCGACTTCCGTCACTATGCTGGCGTGTTTAGAGATATAGACGGTTCAATGTTTGAGTAATTATTTACTTGTGGCTATAAAAACGCCATCCCAATCTTTAGGAAGTTTTTGGGTCTTTTGAAATTCGCAACGTTCAATCCACATATCATAATATCCTTTCATCTTGCCTTCGAACGCATCATGTAGTTGCTCACATAATTTAATTG